AAAGACAAGACAGTCAGACAGGACTTAGCAAAGAAGATAGAGAAAAAGTATACGACGGTACCGGATTAGGAGTAAAGGAATCTACCTCAGATGAACAGTATACTACAGATAGAAATACACTGTATATAATAAAGATTGAAAATGATCCTAACTCACCTTCTATAGCTCCAAGGAGAAGGGCTGTGGCATTAGATAGAAGAGGAGTAGCAGTTTTAAAAGGACCTTATTCTTTTTCTAGCTCTGAAAAGATATTAAAAGACGAACTTAAATTTAGAATAGACAACCAACTTCCATAACTTAACTATTTATATATATGAAACTCGATCAATTAAGAAAAATCATACGAGAAGAAGTAAGAGCTGCAGTAAAGGAAGAGTTACAAGACATCCTTAACGAAGCAGTAAAAGCAGCTAGTACACCAAGCAATGGTATGCAAGCAGTTCCTAAAGGCCAAGAAAAGAAATGGTCTGTAGGTAAGAGTGCAACTTTAGATGAAATGCTTACAAATCAAAAACCAAAAGCCACTAATATAAAGTTTGCAAAAGATAATAAAATACAGTCAATGTTAGAGATGACCAAACAGTCCATGACTAACGAAGATTATAAGCAAGTATACGGAGGAACATCAGACATGGTTAAAAAGCCTAATTTTGCTTCTTCTATGGCTACTAATATGGGTATGTCCGGTGATCAACCAGGTATAGATATCTCACAATTAGATTTTGTAGGTAAAGCAAAAACTATATTAGATGCTGCAAATAAAAAAGATAAAACAAGATTAAGATAAAATGGCATTTAACGTAAAAAGAATTAACCCACTAGACTTACAGCCAAGAAAAGCTGTAGGTATTGATCTACCTTTTTCTGGTACGGCGGTTTTTAATCCTACATACGTTACTAAAGATGCATTAAAAGCTAATCTGCTTAATTATTTTTTGACTAATAAAGGAGAAAGGTACCTGAATCCTGGATTTGGTTCTAATATAAGAAAACAACTATTTGACAATATAACAGAAGAAAAGCTTTCTGATCTAGAAAACTTAGTAGAAGAAGATTTAAGAATATATTTTCCTAGAGTAGTTCCATCTCAAATACAACTTGCATCAGATCCAGACACTAACGCTATAGTTTTCTTTTTAAAATACGCTATTGCTGATAGTAATATAGAAGATGAAATTTTAATAAACATAGAAGCATAATGGCAGAGAATAGAGATATAAAATACATTAATAAAGACTTTACAGATTTTAGGACTCAATTAATAGAGCACGCTAAAAACTATTTTCCTGACACATATAACGACTTTTCAGTTAGTTCACCCGGGATGATGTTTATAGAAATGGCTTCTTATGTAGGTGACGTTTTATCTTTTTATCAAGATACACAACTACAGGAAACATTTCTTACACATGCTAAGGATCCAAAAAACTTATTTAACCTAGCCTACTCAATGGGGTATACTACAAAAGTAACAGGAGTATCTGAAGTAGAGCTAACACTTGAACAGCTAATAGGAGTAGACGGTAGCTATAACCCAGATTGGTCTTCTGCAGCTACTATAGACGCTAATGCAACATTTAAATCTACAGATGCATCTCAGACTACTTTCTTTTTAGATAAGCCAGTTGATTTTACTTACTCAAGTTCTTTTGATAAAACCGAAGTAACTATAAATGACTTAGACGTAAGTGATAACCCGTCACAGTATAAAATTACTAAGAAAGCAAAAGCCTTTTCATCAGAAATTAAGACTGAAACATTTACTATCGGTACAATTGAAAAGTTTAAAACTATAACTATCACAGATACAAATATAGTAGGAATATTAGATATAACTGATGCTGATGGAAATGTATGGTACGAGGTACCGTTCTTAGGGCAAGATACAGTATACTCTGATTCTAGCAATACAAACTCTGACTCTAATTTAGCCCCTTACGTACTTACTGTAAGAAAAGTACCTAGAAGGTTTGTTACTAGATTTCTATCAAATGGTAACCTACAGGTACAGTTTGGTGCAGGAACACTTTCGAGCGATGACTCAGAGATACTACCTGATGCTACTAACGTTGGTAATGCAACCAATCAAGGTATAAGTAGATTAACCTATGCCTATGACCCATCGAATTTCTTATACAGTAAAGCTTATGGTACAGCCCCTACATCTGATCTAACCGTAAGGTACTTAAAAGGAGGAGGAGTAAGTGCAAACGTACCAGCAAACACTGTCACTACAGTTGTTACTATATCAGGTAATAATACAGGTACAGTTACTGTAAATAATGAAAAACCTGCTGAAGGAGGTAGAGATGGAGACTCGGTAGACGAATTAAGAGAAAATTCTCTAAGATCGTTCAATGAACAAGGTAGAGCTGTAACACTACAGGACTACACGGTTAGAGCTTTAGCGCTTCCTGCTAGGTATGGAAGTATAGCAAAAGCATTTGCTACTCAGGATCAACTAGTAAATTCTAATATAGACACAACTTCTTTAAAGGATAGTAATCCGCTTTCTGTTGCACTATATGTATTAGCGTATGATAATAACGGTAAACTTACTACTGCTTCTAGTACTATGAAAAATAATCTTAAGACGTATTTAAGTGACTATATAATGTTAACTGATAGTGTAACTTTAAAAGATGCGTTTATAGTTAATATAGGAGTAGAATATGAAATTATTATGAGACCTAACTATATAAGTAGGGATGTACTATTAGCCTGTAATTTAAAACTCCAAGACTACCTTAAAACTCAAAAAAGAAGTATTAACCAGTCAATTAACTTATCTGATCTTTATAGAGAGTTAGATAAAGTTACCGGAGTACAGACAGTACAGAAAGTAGAAATTACAAATAAAACAGGAGGAAGCTATTCACAGTACGGATATGACGTAAAAGGAGCTACTAGAGATAACGTAGTTTACCCTTCTTATGACCCATGTATCTTTGAATTAAAGTATCCTAACGTTGATATAAAAGGAAGAATAACAACATTATAAAATGGCAGTATATAAATTATTTCCCGACAAAGATACCTATATCTTCACTGAAGTACCCATAGCTAATGCCGGGTACGATGAAATGATAGAATTAGGTGGTTATCCTGTACTTGAAGTAGGTCAAGCAGCTAGAATACTAGTACACTTTAAAGATAGTGAAATTGCGAATGTAGTTAATAATAAGATAGGTAATACAAATTTTAGTGCAAGTATAAATATAAAATTAGCATCTGCATACGAAACACCGGCTTCTCACTCTGTTCACGCATACCCTGTATATGAATACTGGGATGGAGGAGTAGGAAAATACGGAGACGAACCTTACGATAAGTCAGGTTGTACCTGGAGATATGCAGGAGCACAAAATACAAACTCTTGGACCTTACCTCACAATACTATAACTATGCCTGTAAACATTACAGGATCCTACAACTCAACACATCTTGGAGGAGGAAACTGGTACACAGGGTCCAATGGATATAACCTGCACAGCTCTCAATCATTTGAGTTGAACGACGACATTGATTTAAATATAGATGTTACAAACGGAGTACTTCTACACTATACAGGGTCTATAACAAATAACGGCTTTATACTTAAATTAGATGATGATTATGAATTTAATACAACATCATCAATAAGACATAAATATTATAGTTCTGATACTAATACCATATACCCACCTACCCTTGATATCAAATGGGATGATAGTTCGTACGTAACAGGGAGTTTATCTGTACTTGACACAACAGAAGCTGTAATCGACTTAACTAATAATAAGGGTAGTTACCCTGATTTAGATAAACAGAGATTTAGATTACTAGCCAGACCTAAATACCCTACTAGAACATTTACAACAGGATCTATATACAAAACAAATTATGCTCTACCTTCTGGATCATACTGGGGGTTAAGAGATGAATTTACCGAAGAGATGGTTATACCGTTTGATAATAATTTTACAAAGATCTCCTGTGATAGTACAGGACCTTACTTTGACCTATACATGGACGGATTACAACCAGAAAGATTTTATAGAGTTTTAATTAAAACCGTATTAGACGGAACAACAACAGTAGTTAATAATAATAGTACATTCAAGGTAATAAGAAATGGCTAACGTACAGATTAAAAAAACAGTTTATAAAAAAGATGATTTCAACAAAGCAGTTGATACAGAATTTTCTACGTTTGTAGAACCGGAAGTAGAAGTTGATAACGATACTGTTGAAGAGTTATTTCGTCTCTATAATAAGCTTTATTTTGAAATACCTACAGACAGTGACGTTAACTCACACAAATACCTTATTCAGGAAAGTTCTAAATTAGTTGAATTTACATCAGACCTAGAAGATATACAGCCTCTACTAGATGAAATTGCACAACTAAGACAGCAGCTTTTAATTGCTAATCAAGAAATAATTGAAGTACAGACAGAAGCTATAGAGAATGCCGCAAATTAAGTATAATATAATACCTGTAGATCCTATTGGTTTAGATAGAATATCTTCTGATGATTCTGCAATCATAGAGCAGTTCTCTATTAATAATCTTATAGACCTTAAAAAAGATAATATAGAGCTACATATTTACTCTACGGATAAGATACATCTAGACTCTATCTACAACTATAAAAACACAACCAATCTTCAGGTTTCATCTAGAGCCGGCAAAGATGGGTCTTCTGAGGTATTATTAGACCCAGTAGAAGATGCTCTTAAGTATGAGTATACAAATGGAGGAGTAGTATTAGTATATAATTTTACCAATAGTCTATATAAAGCAAATAGTAGACCAGCAACATTCTACATAAACGAAATATCACCAGACAGGACAGAACTTAGGTTACTTACTAATGATATAGTTTCTGAAAACATAGAAGAGTCAACAGAGCTTATAAAAGAAAGTTTAACTTCTAATAATTACTACAACGATTTTAAATTAAACTTTACTGATAATGAATTATACACAGCTGT